ATATTAGTAGAACCACTTTCATACCAAGCTAGTTCTGCATCAATATAAGATTTATCTGGCGTACCAAAGATAGCTGGTTCATCAGCAATAAATGATGCACCTAACATTTCAATAGTTTTGGCACCGGTTTTATCGGTAGTAAAGCGTTCAGCTTTTAGTTCTTGAATAAAGTACTCGCGAATATCACATACATTCATCATATTATACATCCTTTACTTCTTTATGTTTAATGTACCTATCATCCATATCTTTACCTTCTTCAAACGCAACACGAAGAATGATTAGTTGTGTTAACGCATGATCGATGTGAAGAAGACCTGATTCTGGATCGATATCATCACCATTCCAATATGCCATAAGATGCCGTTGGAGTGAAGAATAAGATCTACCCCATTCAGTAGTATTAATATCGTCACGCCAATTGTTTTCAGAATACTTAGCTGCACCAAAAGCAAACACTTTAGCTGCTGCTTCGATAGCCAATGTAGGCACGAGATGAATAGGCGGTTTGTTGTTATCGTATTTCATTATAAACTCCGTATTATATTACATGCTTCATCTTACCACGTAATATTTCAATTGTAACTAACTTTTTTCTTTATTTGCTTTTAGAGCTTTAAGAATATAACGTCTGTGTTGTCTATATTCTTCTACAATTTGTGCGAATGTTTTTGTCATGATAGAAAATCCATTATTGAGTGTGAACTATTATTTACTTTCTTTTGATATGCAACTGGCCTCCAAATATCGGGGTGCATAGGAGTATCATCTTTATTCATCATATAATAACCAGAAGCATTAGTGAGACCACGGCCTGAACGATCAAGATTATTTAGAAATCTAACATAGATACACAACGTATCTTCGTGAGCAACAGCATTCGTGCCAAGTCGCTCAGTAAGATTTGCTAATGCCAAATCGTGGTATACATGTTCGCTCATGCCCTTAGGTCTGCGAAACATTTGTTCGATTGCTTGTCTTGCGTTGTTGCCACAATACAAACTAGAATTTGGATCAACATATTCAGGATGGTACGTAGCGATGTCTGCAATCATTTGTGCATAAGGGAAGTTCCAACGACGTACACCTCTATCAATATTCTTTTGATTAAGTCTGTCTGTCAAATCCTTCTGATCTAATGGAGCTCCGTTATCTTTTGCAAGATTGTCTTCTAACCAACCAGTCAATTCTTTCATCAACTCCAAACCAAATGTAGTGATATGCTCTGGTAAGTTTAATCCTTTGATTGGTGTAGGATTTTGGTTTCCAATAGTTGAAAACATTTTGCGATCTGCTGCTTTCCATGTCTTCATGAGTTCAGCCATTTCTTCTACGGTTTCGTGCAACCCAAAGTGTGACACGATTGAATGGTGATAACCATGAAAATCTTTACCAGCATAAAAACCTGAACCAGTACTACGATGAACATAATACGCGTAGACATATTCAAGCAAAGACCATTTATCTGTCACATAATTTTTGACTCGTTCTTGCACGTCATCTGGACGTTTACTGAATACTCGTTGATTAACGCCGTAATTTAAATCTTGATTAACGTTGTTAAATCCTTCGTATGTACGAGATACGCAGTTATAAGCAGGAATATTTTGCATTAACGGATCATTGATATTTTTGTCGGCCTCAGGCCCAAGGTAATCTAGATCACCAATTAAACAATTCTCTTCTAACCATTCTGATTTTGGCCAGAAGTAATTTACGTAACAATCATAATTTGGTCTTGTTTCAAGTTGCACGCTTAACTCCTTTATAGGTTATGATTATATATACATCCAGTTTCTTTTCTATGGTTATAGAAAAACTTTAATTTCTTTGATCCATCGACTTCTTCTGTCCAGTTGTTATCATAATCAGGATTGCAAGGAACAAGTGTTTCGCGTATAGTATTAAAGGGTGCTACACATCTCCAACGTACATCGTAAGTATTCTCTGCTATTTTTGAATAACAACCGAATATTACTACATCAACACATTCTGGATATAGTTTACGATTGCGTGCTAACTTATTGCCCATATAATTAGACATTGTTAACCATTTCATTTCAAATCCTTCAGGCATTTTACCTGGATCTTGAGCATTTTTAACTTCACACCGCATGCCATCCCATTCAACATCCCAATTATGAGAGTCAGGAATTGTGTGATCAAATTCAGCAGGGTTTTTCAAAGCGCCTTGGCGTTCAAGAGCAAACTCAAGAATAACACCAGCAGTTGTGTGTGCCATAATTAGTTCTAGTGAACGACCACGCGCTTTTGCAGGACTACTATGAATATCAGTAGCCATAGTTTTAATGTAAGAAAGCTCATCCTCAGATAGTTCGAGAATGAGCGGTTCTGGTAATTTTAAATGAGATTGGATCATGCGTTATTGTAGTGCTTTTTCCAAGAAGAACCAATAGTACCGAGGCCTGAACCAGAAAGATATACTTGCCACATGATGCGAGATACTTCTACTGGAGAAGGTGCATTTGCAATATCTAATTTAAGCTGTTGAAGAACTAATGGTTTAGTCTTTTTACCGAGCATTGATACCGCTACAGTACGAGCTTGGTTGATTTCTAGCTTATCAAGCGATTGAAGTGTTTCGAGATTCATTGTACATTCCTTTGTTTGATGATTCTATTCTACCACAGATAAGCTAAAATGTCAACCCTTTTAGCGATTGTATACGTACACATCTGCATGAGTAGCATAAGCTAGTGGAAGAGAGCAATCATACTGACGACGGCGACCTTCGCCATATACTTTCTCAGAAATTACTGAACGTGGACCGCGACCTTGCATTTTAACGCGTTGTGGAGCATCCTGGTCATATGCTAGATTACCCATCTTAACTACCAACTTAAGACCATCGATAGCTGCTTGATGCTCTGGAGCTACCCTACCATTAACCATGTTTACAGTAAATTGGTAAGCAGTCGATGAGCGATCTGTGTTGAAGTTAGTTTTCATGATATATTCCTTTATGTTTTAAGATTGTCTTCTACGTAGTCGACATATTGTTGAACTGACATATCACGCAAGTGACATGTATAGATGCTTGGGATCAAGTCATCTAAGTGATTTGGTGCACCAGGTAAAGGTGCGAAGTAAAAGTAGCCAGTACCCTTGCAGATCTCGACATTGTGATGCTCGATTGCTGCGTTTATATTTTTGATAGTTGTTACTGGCATTGTTTTATCCTCTGTTAATAGAATCACTCTACACTTGATTCTAAACAAAGTAAACCGTTAATTTTATCTTTAAATACTTTTAACGCTTCATGCCATTTTGCGTATGAATTACTTGATAAACCATCTAGAATTTGTGGATTTACGATGTAATCTTTATCGTTTGCAAATTCTAATTTACCATACATATATGTATTTTTATTAAACCCCTCATCGTCTTCGTAAAATTCGTTTACACAAATATATCCTTTGTGAATGCCAACCAATTCGTCATAATAAGAAGTGGGTTTAACGTTTTCAATGTGATTGCCGGGGTCAGATCCTACAGTAACACACATAGCGAGCGCATCCGATAAGGTTGTCGTGACAGCTACTGTTTCAGGGTAGCGTGAGTTTGATTTAACTGTGTACATTACGCTACTCCCTGTTCTTTGGCTGCAGCCATTACGATAGGAGTGAAAGCTTCTTCGATTAAATGCTCTACTTGATCCCAATTACCTTTGTTATAATATCCATAAGGTAAATGTAAATCACGCTTCTTAACACCAAGCACTCTGCTTATTTCAGAACCACGATTACATAGAGCGTTATTAAATACATCGTAAACAACATTCTGAGCTTTACGAAACTTCTCAAGAGCTTTATTTTTACGAGGTGATTCAACTTGACCTTCAAATGGGATAAGTTCATCAAGCATCTCTACGAGAGGCTTAGTTTCTGAAGTACATCCCCATGATGATTTATTTGGGTTCCACATGATTTCATTCCTTTTTTATATTATAGAATCAGTCTATAACATAAGGATGCACTTGTAAACCGTTAATCGTATGCTAAATGCGCTACGTACTTCATTTCTTCTTGTAGGATTTCATATTCGCGATCTTTATACGCTTGCTCAAAACCATCTTCGTGGATATAGCTTTCTATATTACCCCACAATCTTTTGAAGTAAGAGTCGTATAATCTCTCGACTGTTTCATCACTTTCTGATGAGTCAATTAATTGGCCTTTAATTATCCAATTAAATCGGTTGGCTTCTTTACGTACATAATGACTGCACATGATGGGACCTCGCTATATGATATGTATTATTTATCTAAGCGAGGTCATAATTTCAAATTATGTATGGCGCTAACACCTACAGAGCCTTATTTAAATCTCCGTGATTACCTTTGTGATCAGGCGCAACCCAACCTTCAGGCTTA